AAAAAATCCTAGTTTCCATATACTAGGTCTTATGGTCGTCAGAACAGGTGTTCAGAGGAGTCTTATAAACTCTTTGCCCCAGATTAGGGCCTTTGGCAGGGATCGTTACCCTGGGCGACTATTTTAGTCACGGATGGACTTTAACAGCACTGGTGGAGTCAAATTTGACCCAATTTTAATGAATATTTTTTACTATAATACATAGTACATACACTAATAAGTTGATTTATGAGTCAATACATTAAAAAAGCACTTGTTCTTGGTGCTGGTGGCTTTATTGGAAGTCATATGGTTAAAAGACTACGTTCTGAAGGATATTGGGTTCGTGGGGTAGACCTTAAGAGACCAGAATTTTCTCCAACTGAAGCAAATGAATTTGTTCAAGGAGATCTTCGTGATGTAGATTTTGTTCGTCGGGTTCTTGAATATAAAGGTGATAGAGGTAATTTCTATAATTCAGTCCCCTATCGTTATATTCAATCATTTGATGAGATCTATCAATTTGCTGCTGATATGGGTGGAGCGGGATTTGTTTTCACTGGTGAAAACGATGCGGATATTATGCACAATTCTGTTACAATTAATCTCAACGTTCTTGAGATGCAACATCAGATGAATGAAAGAATTGGTATTAATAAAACTAAAATTTTCTATTCTGGATCTGCTTGCATGTATCCAGAACACAATCAACTTGATCCTGATAATCCTGACTGCCGTGAAGAATCCGCTTATCCTGCCGCACCAGATTCTGAATATGGATGGGAAAAACTTTTTTCAGAACGTCTTTACTTTGCGTACCATAGGAATCATGGCATACCTGTTAGGGTATCTCGTTATCATAATATCTTTGGTCCCGAAGGAACATGGGAAGGTGGACGTGAGAAAGCACCAGCAGCAATCTGTCGTAAAGTAGCATACCTTCCCGAAGAGGGTGGTGCGATTGAAGTTTGGGGTGATGGACTTCAAACCCGCTCATTCCTCTATATTGATGAATGTATTGAGGCAACTCGTCGTATGATGGATTCTAACTTTATTGGTCCTGTGAATATTGGTTCCGAAGAGATGGTTACTATCAATCAACTTGTGGAAACTGCTGCAAAGGTTGCTGGTAAAGATGTGCAAAAAATGCACAAGTTGGATGCACCTCTTGGTGTTCGTGGACGTAATTCTAATAATGATGTAGTTCGTAAAGAACTTGGTTGGGATTATTCTCAATCTCTTGAGGAAGGTATTCGTAAAACATATGAATGGATTTGTGGGCAAATTAAAAAATGAAAATTGCAGTTCTTGGTTCTAGTGGTCAGATTGGTGCCTATCTTACAGAGTATCTACGCGGGAAAGGTCATATAGTTGAAGAGTTTGATGTAATCAATGGACCTTCACAAGATATGACTGTAATTCCTAATCAATATCTTGAATTTAAAATTAGAGATTCTGATTTTGTATTTTTTCTTGCATTTGATGTGGGTGGTTCTCGTTATCTTAAAAAGTATCAACATACTTTCCAGTTTATTGATAATAATGCTCGTTTGATGGCAAATGCTTTTGGATATCTCCAAAAGTATAATAAGAGGTTCATCTTTGCTTCATCTCAAATGAGTAATATGAGTTATTCTCCTTATGGGGTTCTCAAGAATGTTGGTGAACTGTATACCAAATCACTCAAAGGACTGATCGTTAAGTTCTGGAATGTTTATGGTATTGAAAAAGATTATGATAAGTCACATGCAATCACAGACTTTATTCGCAAAGGATTTGAGGCTGGTGTAATTGATATGCTTACAGATGGACAAGAAGAACGTGAGTTTCTTTATGCAGAAGATTGTTGCGATGCACTTGAAATTATTATGGATAATTATACTGATTTTACATCAGAAGATGAGTTGCATATTACCAGTTTCTATTCCAAAAAAATCATTGATATTGCCAACATAATTATGGGACAATTTAATTTGATTGGTAAATATAATGTTAAACTGCAACCATCTATTGAAAAAGATAATGTTCAAATGGATAAAAGAAATAAACCAGATACTTATTTGACCAAGTGGTGGATGCCAAAAACAACAATTGAACAAGGAATATCAAAAGTCTTTAAAGATATGGAGAAAAATTATGTCTAATATTATTGAACTTCAAAATTTTATTAACGAACTATATTGTAATTTTAATGTTAGCATTTAATCAAATTGGTAATTTGGGTAGACTGGGAAACCAGATGTTTGAATATGCGGCAGTGAAAGGTATTGCCGCTCATCATGGATATGATTGGTGTATTCCTCCATTTCATAGAATTGGTATTGAAAACTATAGTCTTCATAATTGTTTTAAATTGGAATCTGTAAAAGATAATAATCTCTCTTATCGTGAAGATTTGAATTATGTTCAAGAAAGATTTTTTCATTTTGATGGGGAACTGTTTAACCAATGTCCAGATAATGTAAGTCTTCATGGATTCTATCAATCCGAAAAATATTTCAAACATATTTCAGATGAAATTCGCAAAGATTTTACATTTCATAATGAGCATCTAGAACCATGCAAAGAGATGATGCAATCTCTGGAAGGACAGGAACCTATTATGCTTCATGTTCGTCGTGGTGATCCAAATCTTGTTGATCCTCGTGGATTTAAATGGGCATATGTAAATTGTTCTGATCAACATCCTGTTCAACCAGTAGAATATTATAAAAAAGCACTTTCTGAATTTGATGATACTCAACCAGTAATTGTTTTTTCTGATTCTCCAGAATGGGTAAAAGAACAAGATTTCTTTTCTGGTGATAGATTTCTTATTTCTGAACCAGTTGATAAATATGCAGATGGTTCTTATACTCCATATACTGATCTATGCTTGATGTCTTTGTGTTCTCATGCTATAATTGCTAATAGTAGTATGAGTTGGTGGGGTGCTTGGTTAATTGGAAATCCCAACAAAAAAGTCATTGCTCCTCAAATGTGGTTTGGTCCTGCATATGCAGACAAAGAAACTAAAGACCTATATTGTTCAAATTGGAAAATAATATGAAAATTTTTGTAACAGGATGTGCCGGATTACTTGGTGCTAATTATAGTCGCCATCTCATTTCTAATGGCCATAAAGTGATTGGTATTGATGACCTTTCTGGTGGATATAAAGCATTTATTCCAAAGGCAGAAAATTTTACTTTTGTTAAATTTGATCTGGAAAGAAGAAAAAAAGTTGTAGAACTTTTTGAAGAGCACAAACCTGATGTTCTTTTGCACTTTGCTGCATATGCTGCAGAAGGACTTTCTCCTTTTATTCGTAATTTTAACTATAGAAATAATCTTATTTGCTCTGCAAATTTGATTAATGAGTGTATTACACATAACACTAAAATGGTATTTACGTCCAGTATGGCTGTTTATGGAGAACAAGAACCTCCATTTACAGAAGATAAAAAACCTCAACCAATTGATCCATATGGTATTGCTAAATATGCCGTAGAGTGTGATCTTAAACTTGCTCATGAACAGTTTGGTCTTCGGTATAATATTGTTCGTCCTCATAATGTTCTTGGTGTTTATCAAAACATTTGGGATAAGTATCGTAATGTGATTGGTATTTTTATTCGCAAAACATTAAATGGAGAACCAATTTTAGTTTATGGTGATGGAGAACAAACTCGTGCTTTCTCTGATATCAAATATTATATGGAACCATTTGACAAACTTCTTACTGATTATGATGGAGAAACTTTCAATATTGGTGCTGATAAATATTTCACCTTAAACGAAGTTGCATATACAGTCCAAAAAATAGGTAAAAAGTATGGTTATGATGTTCCAATTGAGCATGGTGAACCAAGGCATGAAGTAAAACATGCATATTGTGATCACACAAAAGCAAAAACAATTCTTCAATTTGAAGATAATACTAATCTTGAAGAACTTATTGATAGTGTGTTTATTTGGGCAATGAAACAACCAAATAGAAAAGTAAAAACTATGGATTATGAAGTTACAAAAGATATTTACGATTATTGGAAAAAATGAAAACTGTAGGTATTATTGGAAATGGGTTTGTAGGAAATGCAATTTATCAAAATTTTAAAGATAGGATTTCTACAAAAGTTTTTGGTGTTTTCCCCAAAGACATTAACGCACTTATTCACACATTAAATGAAAATAATATTAATTCTGAATTGCTACAAGCATCTTGGGATTATAATAAAAAAATAAGAGGTATTTATGACTGAAGAATTTATTTTTCCCGATTGTAATCGGTATTTTAAAAAAGATTTAGAAAAACTCCGATATAAATTTTCGGGTGTAGAAAATATTGAGAATAATTATTCTCAAGCATTTCAAGATATGTTTGCTCTCAGTATTCTTGATGGAAAAAAGAATGGAACATATGTTGAGATTGGTGGTGATCACGGCGTAATTATTAGCAATACGTATCTTTTGGAAACTCAATTTAATTGGAATGGAGTTTCTTTTGAAATTGATTCAGAAAAAGTAAATGGTTATAATTCAATTCGTAAAAATAAATGTATTTGTGCGGATGCTTTGACTTTTGATTATAAAAAACTATTTGAAGAAAAAAAATTTCCAAAACAAATTGATTATCTTCAAGTAGATATTGAACCTGCTTGGCAGACATTAAATGCACTTAAAGCACTTCCTCTTGATGAATATAGATTTTCTGTAATTACTTATGAAAATGATGTTTATAAAGATGGTCCAGATGCAGGTGAAGAAGCTATGGAAATACTTCAATCTCTTGGGTATCAACTTGTAGTTAGAAATGTAGCAAATTTAAATAATCCATATGAAGATTGGTATGTTGATCCGCAGGTGGTTAATCCAGAAATTGTTCAAAAATTTATAAATTCTAGTAGACTTTCAAAAGAAAGTACCAAATGTATTTTTGCACTTTAAAAAATGTTAATTAGTTTTTCTTCGTTAGTCCATAAGTACAAAATTGATGTTAGTGGTGTAATTCATATCGGAGGTCATATTGGACAAGAACTTCCAAGTTACAAAAATTCAAATATAGAAAATATTTTAATATTTGAACCACAAAAAGGTCCATTTGAAAAACTTTCTAAAGTTGCAAGTGAACTTAATTTTGAAAATATTATTTTAGTAAATAAAGCATTGGGCAATAGTAATAAAAATATTGAAATGATCTGCAATGAAGATGGACTTTGTAGTTCTATTTTAAAACCAAAAATTGTTTTAACTCAATATCCTGATATTAAATTTGATAGGACAGAAGAAGTTGAAATGATTACCCTTGATTCGTATTTTACAATTAATAAAAACCATACTTATAATTTTATTAATATGGATACGCAAGGATATGAATTGGAAGTTCTTAAAGGTGCTTTAAAAACTTTAGAAAAAATTGATGCAGTTTATACAGAAGTAAACAATGCTGAAGTTTATGAAAATAATGCTCTTATTCAAGAAATTGATGAATTTTTATCTTCTTACAATTTAGTTAGAGTTGAAACTGATTGGATGGGTGGAACGTGGGGTGACGCATTTTATATCAATCAAAAATTTTTATGAGTAATTATTTAAATACAATCTCTCATTGGTACGGGAGATTCGGAAATAATATTCAACAAATTTGTAATGGAGTATTATTTTCCGAAATTCATGAAGATGGATTTTTTAGCCCAGAACATGAATTAATTGATCAAGTAGTATTAAACAATGAAAATAAAACTATAACCAGACCCAATAGATTTTTTCATTACAATACTCAAAATAAAGATTTTGATATTGATATTAAATATTTTTATCAAAATATTGGTAGAGTAGCAAAAAATTATATTGTTCCTAAATTTAAATTTAAAATTGAATCTCCCTTTGATGAAGATACTTTAGTTATTCATATTCGTAGTGGAGATATTTTTGCACATGAACATAATCCTCCCCATGATTATGTTCCAAATCCTCTTTGTTATTATTTGAATTTGGTTGATGAATATGCTAAAATAATCGTAGTAACTGAACCAGATAATTATAATCCAATAGTTGATGAACTTAAAAAAATAAACAAAGTAACTATCCAGTCTTCTTCTGTTGGGGAAGATTTTTCTACTTTGTTGAGAACAAAAAATCTTGCATCTTCTGGTATAGGAACATTTGCAGTTGCGGCAGCACTATGTTCAAATAATTTAAAAAATTATTATTGTAGTGATTTGTATCTTGATGAGCATTTAAATCCAGAAATGTTATTTGATTCTGATGTTACAGTCCAAATGATGAATTTGGAAAATTATATTCAACTAAAAACTTGGAAAAATAATGAACAACAAAGAAAATTTATTTTGGAGTATAAAAATCAATGAGAATATTTGATTCTTTTATTTTTTTTAATGAACTTGATTTATTAGAAATGCGATTAAACATCTTAAATGATGTTGTAGATTATTTTGTTTTGACCGAATCTCCTTGGACTGTAAGTGGAAATCCAAAACCCCTTTATTATCAAGAAAATAAAGATAGATTTAAAAAATTCAATCATAAGATTATTCATAGTGTAACCGAAGTCATTCCAAATGACTATTCGGAATATATGAAAAAAAAGAAATATCATACTCCTTTTAATGGATTGAATTTGGATGGAATTCCTTATGATACGTATGAATTGAGATTTAAAAGAGCTATTTTTAATCGTGATAGTAGTATCTATGGATTAGTTAATTTTGGTATAGAGGATGATGATATTGTTCTCACTAGTGATGCTGATGAAATTATTAATCCTTTAATTCTTAAAAATTTAGAATGGTTTGATCCATCAAATCATTATGCTTGTCTTCAAAGAGCTTTTTATTATAAATTGAATTGTCTTTATCAAGAAAATTGGATGGGAACAAGAATTTCAACATTTAAAGTTCTTTCCGAATCTTCAGTTGATATGTTGAGAAATCAACATAGAAATTCTTATAAAATAGAACAAGGTGGATGGCACTGGAGTTGTTTTGGTGATGCTGATAATTTTAGATTAAAGATGCAATCATACGAACACACTGAATGCAATATCCCATCCGTTGTAGATAATGCAGAAGAAAAAATAGAAAAGGGAATTGATCCATTAAATCGTGGATTGTTAACAACTGTTCCAATTGATGATTCTTATCCAGAATATATTTTAAATAATCAAGAAAAATACATTAAAGTCATTAAACCATGGAATTGATTGAAGGTATAGCACTTTCAAATTTATGCGATTATTCTTTTGGTGACCAAGGAGGTCAATGGGGAAATATCTATACATCTTTTATGAAAGATGCAAATTTATTAAATTTGGAGTTTATTGAAAAATTATTTGAAATAAAAAAAAGTCGCAATTATATGACTTTGTTTATTGACAATATTCGTTTATACAAAAGATATATCGTAGAAGTAAAAAAAGAAGATCGTTCAATTGTAGAATCATTGATGGAAACAAGTGATCTTTTGAAATTATGTTCTCATTTTCCAGATATGAAATTTATTATTTTTACTAATTTGGAAGATACTCCAATTGATGAATATATTTTTGATGCGATTCCTGATAATGTTCTTTGTATTTCTGCTGTCAATGCTATAAGTCATGGAGGTAAAGTTATTCCTGCTCCATATGGACTTCAAAGAAAGATGCATCCAGGTGATGATAGGATTGATGATATTAAAAATTACATGAAGCATATTCCAAAAAATCCTTCAGGTTTATTATATGTAAGTCACAATGAAGGATCAAATATTGAACGCAGAGGTATTAAAGAATTATTTTACAATAAATCATGGGCAGAAGTTCATGATAAAAGAGTTTCATATTCTGTATTTCTTTATAATTTAAGTCAATCAAAATTTATGATTTGTCCTCGTGGAAATGCTATAGATTGTCATCGTAATTGGGAAGTTCTCTATATGAGAAGAGTTCCTATTATGAAAAGACATCCATATCTTGAATTTTTGTTTAAAGATTATCCTGTTCTTTTTGTAAATGAATATTCTGAAATCACAAAAGAACTTTTAGAAAAAAATGATTATATATTTAAACAAGCACAAGAAATGGATTTGACATCATTGACACTTTCATCTTTTTTTGGTAAAATTGTAAATGAAAATTTGAAAAAAATATGTTAGTAAATGAAATGTATCTTGGGTCTGGTTTAGGAAATCAGATTTGGGCATCAGTAGTAACAAGAATTATTGCAGAAAAGCTTGGATATAAGTATGGAATTAAAGGAAAAAATCTGTGGAAAGGTGTTGGATGGATGCCTTATTTTTGGGGAGAAGATGTCGTAGGGGGATCTAGTCCAGATGGAGGTCCTCCAGACATTCTTCCTGAAGGAATTAGATATTGGTATCGGGAAAGACAAGAAGGGCACTACAAAGAAGGTAGGCATCATCATGATATGAATCCTATTGATCATGGTCTTTTCTTTCTTCCTGATAATACAAAGATTGATGGTACATTTCAAAATCTTCTTTACATTGAAGATAGAAAAGATGATATTCGTGAATGGTGTAAAGTAGACGAAGATAAAATCATTTATGATTATGCTTCTGATAATATTTGTGTTATTCATTTTAGGGGCGGAGATTATTCCACTGGTCATTCATTTTTGCCACCCCAATATTATCAAATGGCAATTCAAAGAATGAAAGAACTTCGTAGTGATATGCAATTTGTAATTGTTACTGATGATCCAGATCTTGCCAGAAAACATATACCTGGAATTGAAGTAGTTGGTGCAGCAGTTTCTAATGAACCTGGTGGTCCTGATTATAAAATTGGTTGGTATCAAATGAAAGGGGGTCCACTTTCAATTGATTATACGATTCTCCATACAGCAAAAAATGTTATTATGTCATCCTCAACTTTTTCATTTTGGCCAGTTTGGTTATCTACAAATCTTCAAAATATTATTGTTCCTATGTATTGGTTTGATTGGAATTATTCTGATGGTTGGTGGAGACCTGTTGATTCTATTGTAACTGAATGGACATATATGGACAGAAATGGAAATTTAAAAAATGGACACGATTGTTGGCAAGAACATCGTCGTTATAATAACGTAATCAATCCAGATACTTCTGGAATTATCATTCAATATTCTTAAAACATATGACTATTCACGATTGGAACGCTATTTCAGATGAGATGATGGGATTATATGCCCAATCTTGTGATGGATGTGCAAGCGATGATTCAAATAAAGTAGAAGAGTGGTATAGTAGTAATATTATTGTTTATATTAAGAAAGATGATTAATTTACCTAATGTAACTTTATTTTGTATTTCATCAAATCAAGTTCCTGGTGCAATTTATGCTCTTCAAAAGAGTATGGAAGGTATTAATTTTGGAGCAGTGAAACTTATTACTCATGAAGAAGTAGATCTACCAGAAGGAATAGAATTTTCAAAGTGCTATGAAATTAAATCCATTCATGATTATAATTATTATTGTATCTATAATTTAACCAAACACATAGATACAGATTATTGTTTACTCGTTCAACCTGATGGATACGTTATTCGTCCCTGGAAATGGGAAAATGAATGGTTGAATTACGATTATATTGGAGCACCTTGGAGATGGGAACCAGCATCGTTTATAACTCCTTTTGGTGAACATATATCAGTTGGTAATGGTGGATTTTCTTTTAGAAGTAAAAAACTTTTAGATGTTCCCACTAAAATAGAAGTTCCTTGGGATGTAAATCAAGGAGATTTTTACAAACATTTTAATTATGGATCAACTTCAGAAGATGGAAATATTTGTGTTCATAATAAACATATATACGAAGAGCAAGGGTGTAAGTTTGCTCCAGTAGAAGTTGCTGCAAGATTTTCAAAAGAAAGACATGTATCTCCCTATCATGATAATGTAGAAACTTTTGGATTTCATTTTTTTACACAAGATATTATTTAAATTTATTTAAAAAATTATTATGGAAAAACAAAAAATTACAATTGATAAGAATTTCATTCATTCTTCTGCATATGAAGAATATAAGTATCTTGCCCAATATATGGTATATAATCAGGAAGGTAACTACAATAAACCAGGAATTAGCGATTATCCATTCTATGCGTATTATTCAACTCTTGTTGATAATACAACAATTTTGGAAATTGGAACTTGCTTGGGTGGATCTGCTGTTATGATGACACATAATAAAAATAATAAAATTATTAGTTATGATGTTGTAAATAATTTTAAAAATCTTAATTGTTCACCTATTGATAGAGATATTGAATTTAGAGTTGGAAATTTTATGGAAGATGAAATTGATTACGAAAAAATTGATTTGATTGCAATAGATGCTTCTCATACTGGAACTCTTGAAGTGCAGATGGTGAAGTATTTGGAAGAAAACTGGAAAGGTGGTCTTTTGTTTTTGGATGATATTCATAATAATAGTGATGGGGATATGCAGGGATTTTGGGATGGAATTGATAGAAAAAAGCACGAAGTGATTGATATTTCAGATATTGGTCACGGAGAAAGACTTGGTAGTGGGTTGGTAAATTTTAATAAGTATTTTGAATTAAATATTGTTGGGGATAACTAAATTATGATTGGTTATAATCATTTGGGTCGTAATGGCAGACTTGGAAATCAAATGTTTCAGTATGCTGCATTGAGAGGTATTGCTGATAAACATGGATATGATTGGTGCATTCCTCCAAGTGAATTTAAAGATCAATGGAATGGCCATCAATTATTTGATGCATTCAAACTTCCTTATGTTGAACATGTGAAGATGCTTGGTGCAACTTATCTTGAAGAAAAAAGTTTTACATTTGATCAAGATTTATTTGAAACTTGTCCAGATAATATTAATCTTTATGGATTTTTTCAAACTGAAAAGTATTTTGAGCATATTAAACCTAAAATTAAAGAAGATTTTAGTTTTGTAGATACTATCTGGAATCCTTGTAGAGAAATGTTTCAGTTTGGTGAAGTAATTTCATTACATATTCGTAGATCTGATTATGTTGAAAAACAGAGTTACCATCCATTGTGTCCTTTGGAATATTATGAAGTTGCTTTAACTAAACTTCCTCAAGATATTCCTGTATTAATTTTTTCCGATGATCCAAATTGGTGCATGGATCAAGAGTTGTTTCAACCAGATAGATTTATGGTTTCAGAATCTGATAATAATCTTATAGACATGTGTTTGATGACAATGTGTTCTCATCATATTATTGCCAATTCGTCATTTAGTTGGTGGGGTGCTTGGTTGGCAGATTCTAAAAAAGTTATTGCTCCTAAAGTTTGGTTTGGTCCATCGGCAAATCTTGATGATAGTGATCTTGTTCCCGAATCTTGGGGAAGAATCTAATGTCTGAATTTAGTATTGCTATACCTGCTCATGACCGTGGCATAAATGGTCCATTGTGGATGAGAGAACTTTTGCAATCATTAAAGGTTCAAACTTTTCAGGACTTTGATATTGTTGTATCAGATCAAAGTAAAAATGATAATATTTTAAATGTTTGTCAAGAATTTTCTGATGACTTTGAATTTACCTATGTAAAATATCAAGGATCAGTTCCTTGTGAAAACATTAATATTGCATTGGATAATTGTACTGGAAGAATCATTAAGATTATGTTTTCTGATGATATTTTTGTGGATGAAAATGCACTCAACACTATTAAAAAAATATATGATGAAACTAATTGTAAATGGGCATTTAGTGGATTCTGTGGAACAGAAGATGGTAAAAATTTATATGATTTGAAAGTTCCAAGATGGACTGATTATATGTTAGAAGGTAGAAATCTTTTGAGTAGTCCATCAGTGGTTTCATTTCTAAATGAGGCAAAAGTTGAGTTTGATGAAAATCTTAAATTATTTCTTGATACCGAATTCTATCATAGAATGAGGTGGAAAAACGGAATGCCATATATCATTTCTGATGTATTGGTTGCCAATCGTGATCATGACAGTAGAATTAGTAGTCATTCTACCTCTCAATATGATGCAGCAATAGAACATCCAGAAGGTGGTTGGATGATTAATAGATCAGAATATAATTATATTCAAAATAAACATAAAGATTTTTGTGAAAATAGGAAATATCCAGATGAAAATTGATCTATCAGAAGCAACGTTTATCATTCCAATTCGTATTGAATCAAATGATAGACTTCGGAATGTGATTACTACAACTGCATTCCTTTTAGAAAATTTTGATACAAATATTATTATCAAAGAAGTAGATTCCGAATCTATATTTCAAAGAGATGCTCTTCCAATTCTAAAAAATATTTTGGAAGAGGAGATTGATATAAATCATATTTTTGAAAAATCAGATTCCCCATCATTTCATCGTCAAAGAGTTTTGAATGAAATGATTGCGGAGGCAAATACTAAAATTGTAGTTAATTATGATTGTGATGTTTTGCTGCCATTAGATTCTTATCACGAAGCATATAGTGCAATTCTTTTTAATACTCATGATATAATCTATCCATATGGGCAAGGAATGTACCAAAAACAAGTGAATGCTACAGATGAGATTGTTTCTAATTTTTTACAAACAGGAGATTTTGAATATTTAGATAAACATTCAAATCCCCATACATCAGATTTTGGATGGGCACAATTCTTTAATCGTCAAGTTTATATTGATGGTGGAATGGAAAATGAAAATTTTGTTGCATATGCTCCCGAAGATAAAGAAAGATTTTACAGATTCTCTACTTTGGATTATAATATTGGAAGGGTAGAAAATTTTGTTTATCACCTAGAACATAAACGAGGTCAAAATTCTTGGTTTAGCAATCCACATATGAATATGAATAATTCGGAATGGGATAAAATTCAAGTAATGGATAAACAACAACTTATTGAATATTACTCAACACAAGATTATCTAAAAAAATACATCAATGGATAAAAACAAATCTGTATATAAACTTAAAAATATTCCTCCAATTTATTATTTGAATCTTGATGGGCAACCAGAAAGAAGACAATATATGGAAGAACAATTTAAATATTGGGAAATTGAAAATTACACTCGTATTTCTGCTTATGATGGTCGTAATGATGATTTAAGTGATGTTATATCCGGGCGTTATCCGGATAATATGACTTCTGGTGAGATTGGGTGTGTTACCTCTCACCTTAAAGCAATCAGGCATTGGTACGAAACAACAGATAGTCCATATACAATTATTATGGAAGATGATGTTGATCTGCAACTTGTGAAGAATTGGGATTTTTCCTGGAAAGATTTTTATTCATTGGTTCCTTATGATTGGGATGTAGTTCAACTTGCTATTATTTGTACTGGACCTCTTCATGTAAAACTTCATAAAAGATTTGTAAATGATTTTTCAACTGCTGCTTATATGATTAATCGGCATCACGCAGAAAAACTTTTAAAGTTTCATATTCGTGGCGATAAGTATAAGCTTGATAATGGATGCAAACCAAGAGCGGTTGCAGATGATCTAGTTTATAATTCTGGAAATACTTATAGTATTCCTTTACTTCTTTATAAAATTCAATTGGGTTCTTCTATTCACCCAGAGCACGTTGATATTTTTCACAAATCAAGTCACGATGGTCTTTTGGAATTTTGGCAACAGAAGGGGGCAGGGTTGAATATTCGGGAACTGATGGATTATGATCCATATCTCGGCAGAATTACAGAAAATGCCCCAGAACAAAGTAACACTTGACAAGTCTTAACATTTCCTATATAATTGTGTAGTAAAACTTCATAAAACGAAAATGACTGTAACAACCAATGAGCGTGGACAAAATAATATGTGGGCACTTGAGCCAAAAGTTTATATTTCTGATGAAGATGCAATCAAATATGGAATTAAAACTTATGCCGAACGTGCTGAATCCGCAAATGGGCGTTGGGCAATGCTTGGATTTGTTGCAGCAATCGTATCTTATGCAACTACTGGACACCTCTTTTTTGGGGTGCTATGATGAGTGAAGCAATCTTTACCATCACAAGCATTGCCTTCTTTGTGCTTCTTGCACATTCTATCAATCAACTTTCAGAAACTTACTAAGGAGAACTAAAATGAAATTCGGATGGACCCCTGAAGCAGAGACTCTTAATGGTCGCCTCGCTATGCTTGGTTTCGTAATCGCAGTCGGAACCTATCTCACCACCGGGCAAATTGTGCCTGGAGTATGGTGAAACACTCACTTAAATAGGTAATCATACTTATCCTCACTCTAAATAAGGGTGAGGATTTTTTTGTTTGGACGATGTATAATATATTGGAGATTTATTTTTTGGTCATTTTTGTCGTTCTGGTACTAAAAGCAGCGACTTTCAAATGACCCCTTGACAGGATTCGGGGACCGTGCTATGATAAATAAGTCAGGAAACGAAGACAAATCTTTATGTTTCGTAACCTTCTGTAACCGAGATCATCAGAAGTAAAGTATCTCTCATACCTACACTGGAGGGTGGTGTAGGAATAATTATAACTTTCAGTTCCCCCTGAATTCTTATTTACCCTTTAACGAAAATGACTGCTTCAATTGCTACACGTTCTAATGATAATCTATGGGAACAGTTTTGTTCCTGGATTACTTCAACTGATAATAGGTTGTACGTCGGGTGGTTCGGAGTCCTTATGATTCCTTGCCTTCTTGCGGCAACTACTTGTTTCATCATCGCATTCATCGGTGCTCCCCCTGTGGACATTGATGGCATCCGTGAACCAGTTGCTGGTTCTCTGATGTACGGAAACAACATCATCTCTGGTGCTGTTGTTCCTTCTTCTAATGCCATTGGACTTCACTTCTATCCTATCTGGGAAGCCGCTTCTCTGGATGAATGGTTGTATAATGGTGGACCTTTCCAACTGGTGATTTTCCACTTCCTTATCGGTATCTTCTCCTATATGGGACGTGAATGGGAACTCTCCTATCGTCTAGGTATGCGTCCTTGGATTATGGTTGCTTACTCTGCACCTGTTGCTGCTGCTACTGCCGTATTCCTTGTGTATCCTTTCGGTCAAGGAAGTTTTAGTGATGCTATGCCTCTTGGTATTTCAGGAACTTTTAACTATATGCTTGTCTTCCAGGCAGAACATAACATCCTTATGCACCCATTCCATATGCTTGGTGTTGCTGGTGTCTTCGGTGGTTCACTTTTTGCAGCAATGCATGGTTCACTTGTGACTTCTTCTTTGGTTCGTGAGACCACTGAAACTGAATCGCAGAATTATGGTTATAAGTTCGGACAAGAAGAAGAGACATACAACATCGTGGCTTGACAGAGCGGGTCACGTTAAACTGGGTGAACTGCTGGAAACCTAAGTCCTTTATGGATATGGCAATCAGCATCCAAGTCCTAGATACATCTAGGAAAGGTTCAGAGACTACCTGAGGGATATAGTTCCCTTAATAACAGGCAAGAGCGCCCAGCACCTTTAATAGGTGAAGATATAGTCCAACCCTTAAGGAAACTTTTGGACAATTGGCTCACGGTTACTTTGGACGACTCATTTTCCAATATGCTTCGTTCAATAATTCTCGTTCACTTCACTTCTTCCTCGCTGCTTGGCCCGTTGTGGGCATCTGGTTTACTGCTCTAGGCGTAAGCACTATGGCTTTCAACCTTAACGGATTTAATTTCAACCAGAGTATTCTGGATAGTCAAAACCGAGTAATTCCTACTTGGGCGGACATATTGAACAAAGCTGGGTTGGGTATGGAAGTTATGCACGAGAGAAATGCACATAATTTTCCTTTAGATTTGGCGGCAGCAGAAACAACTTCGGTTGCTCTAACTGCTCCTTCTATCGGTTGATATAATCACTAAATTGTGATATAATGAAGAGACCTTTACAGGTCTCTTTTTTTATAAATAATAATATCCGTGAGCAGACCACAAATGAATGTAAGATATACTGATAAGGATAGGGAGATTTGGAAGCAAATGTATTTGTCTGGTTTATCCTCCCACGAGATTGGAAGACAACTAAACATACCAAGAGTTTCTGTATATAAGTATCTTAAAACAATTGGTGTAACAAGAAACTTTTCCGAATGGCAGGTTGGTAAAGAACCTTGGAATAAAGGAAAGAAAACAGGTCAAAAAGTTTGGAATAAAGGATTAACCAAAGAAACTGATGAAAGAGTCAAAAAATATGGAGAAAAAATAAAGGGCAATAATTGTCAAAACCCTTGGAAAGAAAGATATTTTGATACTGATTATTTGTATTTGGTTATTGTTTATCTTGAAGGTAAACTGGTTTATAAGGTTGGTAGAAGTTTCAATAAATTAGCAAATCACACCAAAAATAAATTACATAGTGTAATTAAAATATGGAAAGGAATTCATTATCAAGTTCATCATCTTGAAAAGTTCATTCATCAAAAATACCAAGATTATAAAATTGATTTTGAGACCACGGACAGTGGATATACGGAGTGTTATGTGGTAGAATTACCCATAACTGAAATCATCAACCTTACAGAAAAAACATTAAAACATTATGATTACTAAAGAAGGATTTATTGAGGCAACCAATCTAGCACCTGAAAACGCAGAAAAAATTTATCAAGAACTTAATGATAGGTTTAATGGAGATTGGGATAAGGCATCTGACTACCTTAAAGATTTGGTTGCATATTTACAAAAGCACCAATAAAATGCTCCTCATCCTCCTCCTCTTCCTCCAACTCTTCGGAGTCTTCCTCTTTCTGATGTCCCTACTTCCTTGACACCACCCCCAAAAACTACTATATAATACTCAATTATAATCATTCGTATGTTTACTGAAGAACAAATATCAGAATTTATAAAGTGCAAAGATGATCCAGTATATTTCATTAACAATTATGTGAAATTTGATCATTTTAAAGATGGATTGACTGGTATTAAATTATATGAACCACAAGAGAAACTCATCAATAAGTATCACACCAACCGCTTTAATATTCTGAAGGCACCTAGACAAATAGCGGGGAAATCTTCAACCGCAATCTTTTATATCCTTCATCGAATTATATTTCAAGATTGTGAAAATGTTGGAATATTTTCACATCATCGAAATTCTTCAATACACCTTTTAGACCGACTTAAAGTTTCATATGAAAACTTACCAAAATGGATGCAGATGGGTGTTATAACAAACAATAGAACTACATTTGAATTGGAAAATGGGTCTAGAGTTATTGCATCATCTATTTCACCATATAATAATGCTAAGGGGCAAAGTTTTAGTCTTATATTGTTAGATGATATTGGATATATTTCTTATGCTAAAGTGGAAGATTTCTTTGATTGCGTATTTCCTGTAATTGTCGCAAGTAAGTTATCAAAAGTTATTATCAATTCAACTAAAGATTATTACGAAAAGAGTTATTTCAATAAAATCTGGAAGGACTCTGAAGATGGTAATAACGACTTTGTAAGAACCACTATCAAATGGTATGAGATTCCAGGGGCGAGTGAAGAATGGAAAGAACAGATGATTGCTAGTGTTGGAATTGATATCTGGAACAAAGAATATGAATGTGAGTCTGCAGAGACCCTTGATACCACCCCACAGTAATATTAAAAAATGTCTTATCTAAATCATAATTTGCCCGATTGGAGTTGTTATATTCGCAATGAGTTTCTATATAATCACAAAAAAGGACAGGGTGAAGTTACGAAATGTGATGTTCACTCTGTCGCAAGTATGGAGAAACGAGTTCCATTATTTGAATGTTTTCTG